CTAAGTTACTCTTTGTATGCAATAAAGGATGAATTTGCTACATCAACATCAAGATACACCTCGCGAGATGCTTTAATATCATTTGATGCGGGTTTTACTCTAACTGAAATGCGATTGTCAAAAAATGATCCCTTAATAATAGTTAAACTATTCATAATCGTTTCACCTTTTACATAATCAATAATACCAACTTCCTTGTCAAGGACAACTTTTTCGCCAGTCAAAGCATCTAGTCTATATAGGACAATTTTGCCATCATTATCTTCCAAATACACATCAAAATTAGGGTATTCAGTGACTCTGAATCCTGTACTCGTCAACACAGGATCATCACAATCTTTATCAAACTGATTTTGGAAACAGATCTCGTAATATGAAGTAGAATTTAACTGTGGATAGAAATCCTTTCTCATCATTACAGAAGTCAAGTTTGATGTAATTGCCTTGGATGAATCATCAATTACACTGACTGCTTTACTATGTCTGAACTTACCATTGAATTTTTCTGTCTCACTCCTCTCAATATAAGATTGGAAAGTAGAAGTGACCTTTGCTTGAATTTGTGCAGGTGTCTCATCTGTCTTACTACCATCATAAAAGATCTTACTCATCAATTCAACATACAGAATAGATGGATCAATAAGAACAGGTTCTACAGATGCTACAGTATATTTCTTTAACTCTGAAATAATACTTTGTTTTGTTAATGATGTTAAGTATGCAGAATCTCTTGGTTTAACAGAAATGAATACTTTACCATATTCAGGTGGAACTTGCTCCTCACCACCAAATACAATGATATCACCAACTGCGGGATAGATGTTACGAACAATAGCAGCATAATCAGATGCAATAACTGCTCGGTTCTGTGTGCCAAATGTTTTTGGTGCAGAAAATTTGACTTCTTGAATTGATTCTGCGGTTTCACCACCAACAGCAACAATTGTGGATAAGATTCTGCTATCAAAAGCAGAAGGAGAGATGCCTAGGTCGTTCTCTAAGACGCCAGAAAAGACAAACGTTCTAATGCCATTCGCTTCTGGTCCATTCGTTGTGACGTACCTTACAGAGATGGTTGATTGATCTTCTAATTTCTCACCAATAACACCATCACCAAAGATTATCTCATATCTCTGGTCATCAATCTCATTGAGGAAGAATACTTTAGAATCTCCTGTAATATCTAAAATGTTGTCAGCTAACAAATATGGTTCACTAATAGTAGATCCATCTACCGACACTTCTACCTTAATTGTCGATGCATCAATGTTTCTATTATCTAATACAAACCTTTGTGTCTTATTTGATGTGTTGACTGTAAAGTTATCAGTGAGTAATGTTCCTTCTCTAACTAATACTTGGTCAAACAATGCAACGTTGTTTACAACTGGTGCTGAAACGTTACTTGGTGTTACAAATTGAAAAATTTTGTTGTTGAATGATGCAACAAACCCTGTACCTTCCTTTAAAATGACTTCAGTGTCAGATGTTGGGTTTGAATATGTAATTTCAAATGATACGTATGCAGTAGCTGCTGTAGAAGATCTAGGTCTGTATCCTAATTGCCTCGCAATGGACACTACGTTGTCTCTCAACGTAGCAGAATCAATGAATAACTCATTGACTGCCATATTAGTGTTAAACGCCGTGTAATACGTGTTATACGCTAATACGTCTAATAGATTACTAAGGACAGAACCTTCAAAATCATAGTCAGTAAAATCTGACTGTGATCTCATGTACTCTTTGAGAACCGTCTTGATATCCTTAAAATCGAGATTTGATATTTGTGCGTATGGCATTTATCGAGTTCTCTCTAATACAAAATTGATCTGCTGCGGTGCATCGTTTCTGCCAGTGATCTCGAAATGAACCTCTACGTTAAAACCATCTAAACGAATATCAGGTTTACAAAGAACATTTAGTACCTGAATTCTAGGTTCATAGTCATTTAATACATTTGCAATTTCAACTTGAATAATCGCAGCACTAGCATAATCAAGTGGTTCAAATAACATCTGTGTAATCGCACTACCCAAATCTGGGTTGAATAATCTCTCACGCTTCTGAGTAAGTAGAAGATTCATGATCGATTGTTTGATAGCAGCCTTATCCTTGACCGACAATAAATCATCGGTCATAGGATGTTTCTTAAATGTGACGCTTAAATCTTTAAACGTCTTGAAGGTCTGCATTACAGAAAGATACGAAGCTATTTGTATTTATTCACTTCCCACAAAATCCGTCTGCCCATTCCTCCTGGTTGTCAAACAATTCTCCCTCTTTCATGTCTTTGCGCTTACCTGCTTTACGCAGATATTTGTCGCTCTCTACTTCGGTAATAAGGGTCATGCCAGATTCTCTGAAATCTTCTGATTTATCAACTCTGCTGTTGCCCATCTTCATTCTCCTTCCGTTGGTTTCGTTCATGTTTAGTTTGCCAAAAATAATCATCAGTGTCGCCTAGGCGTCCCCAGTCGATTCCTGACTCGACTTGGTATTCTATGGTAGATACTTTAAAGTCAGGGAACTTGGGGTCTTCAGGGGTGATAGAGAGGTCATACAGACGCATCCTGTTATTAGGATACAATGCATACTGACCATTCTCTAACGCAATACAATTATGCGATTTGTGCTCTTGAGGCACTTCGCTCACATTATTATCTATCACATCAGGGTTTGCATGATAGTTATCTAATGTAAACAAGTATTGTCCTTTCATGAGACCATGATCTCTTGTGTAGATCTCACAATCCATTGAAGAGACAAATCCTTTGTTGATTGCCATCACACCATAGTCCATACAATTCCAGAATTGTAGATTCTCCAAACTCATGTCTATGACTGGAGTTTCGGGGGATCGTACAAACGCACTGATTGGGAGTTTATCATACATTGCTCCATACATTGGTAAGTATGTCTCAAAGTAAAAAGCACGTCCAGGTATACTCTTCGCAGCAACCCAGACGCCCTCTACAAACTCCCCATGTCCATCCTGATGATCTCGTAAGTATTCCTTACGAACCCACACCTTCTCTGAAGGAAGATTGCAAATTAGATTCATCCTCGCCCTTGTCCTCTGTAACGCTTCTTAGCATTGTTACGTGATGTCGCAGAAAGCTTCGTGTGTTGTCCAGATCCTTGGCGAGTACGCTTGGGTTTGGATTCGATCGTTTGCTGACCGTTCAGTCCGACTTTTGATTTTGCCATTGTTTGAATTGATTGACTTCTCTATTATACCTTCTCTAGTGGTTTGCTGTCAACCACTACAGTTAATGCTCCAAATCCTGAAACAATACCTGCAGGTCCTACAGGCGATCCTAACAAGCTTCCGACCACTGCCATAGGTGTTCCATTGACCATGACCGTTGGAGACCCTGTAGAGATTGTATCAGAGTGTAGATCAGGTGGTACAGGAAGTAATGCAAAGTGAGGTAATGTTGTATCACCTACTTTATGTACATTACGACCATTAATAATTACATTTAAACTCGAACCACTTGGTACTGGACTCGGCGCACCAGGTGGTGTAGGAGTAGGTGGTAGAAATCCAACTGGACACCATGGTCCATGACCAGTAGTCATATCTAAAACCATTGATAATGCTGGTGTTGTACTTAACATTATCCTAATCCTAATAATGGTGTAGGTACTTTCGGCGTATTTAGAGCATATGCTAATCTCTTCTGTGCCCAACTACTATTGTTCTGTACTGTCATAAACGCTGGTATTGTGGTTGTTAAAGGAAGTGATGTCCCTGGTAACTTTGAAGTAATCGTAATAATATAAAAGAAACGTAACTTCCGAATCTCTGATGCCTTATACGATACAATACCAGATGTTTTCTTAAGATACTGTTCCATCAAAGGAGCATCTAAAATCTCGGCATCCGCTTTTGTAAGCGCATACCATGTAGCAGGTGTAATACCACTCGGAGCATTCGGTGCTTTATCAAATAATATAGGATCGAACGGTACATTCTGAGGGATATCCTCATACCGCAAATATTTCACGCCTTCGCCGCTGATCCTTGCAATCACATCAGGAAATTTCAGAATCCATTCACGATCATAAAATGCTTTCTCAGTATAGTATCCCCCGATCGTGGCAGTGTTTATCCCTCCTATGGTCTGAATATATTGTTCATTGACTAAGGGTGGATTCCAATTTGGACTGGGTATAATCTCTTGTGGTTCTTCTGCACCAGTTCTACTCACTAATGTAGCTGGGTTAGGTTCCTCCATAATCGCCTTGAAGGGTGTGAAAGCAGGTATAGGAGCTATCGGGTCGAACGATACGTTTAAGATGACCTCATCGGGGAACGTGGGGATTGCAGTGACGGTTAACGTAAACACTTGGTATGGTGAAATATAATCATCGATAGAAGATATGTCACCATTCGCTACTGCCTCTGCCATATTTGCAAATGCTAGAGGTCTTAACTCATACCCACCAACCCCTGGCGTGACAATGCCCTCTAACAGGTTGGCGCGTTTCGCAGTACCTGGTAATGGCCAAAGACCTACAGTTAACCTATCATCTAATAGTGTCGCCATCTTAGAATTTCATTGACTTTGCAATCTTGACTAGATCTCCCTTGATGCCTTCCACATTGTTATGTAAGTAATCCAAGGTTTGAGATATCGTCTCGTAATCCTCAGAGTCAGGACGATGATACATCAAGGTGGGGCGCTCTAGCTGGGAGATCCGTTGGTCCAGGCTCGTCAACCTCTCTGACTGCCATAGGAGGGTCCTCTCCAACTCGTTCAATCTCTCCAGTAACTCTTCCGTCATTTTGATCTCCTCTCATGAATGCATTGGACGCTCGACTCTCAAACTCATCGCAGAACTCGTCGAAGTTCTCTAGAATTCTATCGTAATCACTATAATCGACTTTTTGGGGCATTTTTTTGCTGGGAAAATTTTTTGGGTTTCAAGGTTTTCAAAAAACCATTTTCAAAAATATTTAGTGCTCGTCTGGATACTTTTGTAGGTTAGGAGGGACCCATGGATTTTCGCTTGGCGCATCGCTAAGGGGCAACGGGGGGGCATATAACAGTCCTTGAACTGTCTACCCCCTGCCCTAGGTCTTACCGATGCATCGCTAACGTGCCTAGGGCGTGTGCCCTCACAGTTCTGCCATCATCTCATTCATCTCATCTGCGTTGATCGCTGCGTCGTCCCATGCCACACCGTCATCGGTCTTGCCTAGCATGCGTCCGATCTGTCCGTCACACATGCAGCGTTGGAACTTCTCCCATGGTGTCTCACCCTCAGCGAACTGTACGCATGCCTTCGCT